AGTTCATCAAATAAGGGCTGGTGGATTTATCCTGGCACTAAACTTGCGATACCTTAGGAGGATGAGTCATGAATGATATAATGTTATTGGCTGGTCGTGGTTCATCCTTTAAAGATTGTACTGACCTTGTCATAAAAGCGTCCATTACTGGAAGAAGAGGGGACGCACCACGTACATTTAGTGCAACTCTTTCAGACTCAGAAAGTCATGGAAGGTTGAATGCAAACTGTGGAGAAGGTCAGAGTATCTTGTTTTATCTTAATGGAGACGAAATTTTCAGAGGTCTACTCATGACTGATGGAAGGAACAATAGCAGAAAGTTATCTTTGAAAGCATATGATAACTGCATTTATTTGTGTAATAATAAAGGCAGTTTTTCGTATAAAAAGAAGACTGCTACTTATATTTTTAAGGATTGCCTGAAAAAGTTAGGGCTTAAATTAGGATCTGCAGTTGATACTGGTCACAAAATTTCAGAATTAGTTAAGAAAAATACAACTTACTGGGACGTAATCCAGGATGCATTGAGCCAAACATATAAGTCAACCGGTACTCGGTATTATGTATATTCATCAAAAGGGAAAATATATCTAAAAAAAAGGCAGGAACAGTCTTCTATGCCTGTGCTTGATCTGACATCAAATGTACAGACGTATGATATGACACGGTCGATTTATAATACAAGAACAAGATTAACACTAAAGACCTCGAAAGGAAAAAAGAAGGGGAGCAGCGTTAATAGTGCCTTAGAAAAAAAAATTGGGAAATTTCGTGATATTGAGACTGTTGATGAAGATATTACAAAGACAGAGATTAAACAGAGAATAAAGGCTTTTGAATTGGAAACAAGTATTGTGGATCAGGAATTAAAGGTCAAGGCAACAGGAAATATGAAATGTGTGTCTGGAGCGTGTGCTTATGTAGATATATCACAGATTGACACTAAACGAGTCATGTATATTGAAGAAGATACACATACGTTTGAAAATGGACATCATGATATGGAACTGAAATTAAGCTATGAAAGTACAAGTAAGAATACATCTTCCGGATCAGGAAGTTATAAAGTAACAGCAAAAGGAGGACTTCGCCTTCGTAGTGGACCTAGTGGAAAAATTCTTAAAACAATTCCGTATGGCGCTACGGTATCATCCGATGGCAAAAAGAGCGGAAATTGGATTCATGTAAAATATAAAGGAACTTGGGGATATGCTTATAAATCATGGCTTAAAAGCACATAGGAGGCACTGGAATGGCTAAGAATATAACAGAAATAATCCGTGATATCTGTGAAAAGAGCATGCCTAGCATAGTTACTGGGATTGTCAGAGACACAGAGCCTTTGTGCATTATACTTACGGATGATGTAAATATTATGCTATCTGCACAGTCGTTGATCATTCCTTCCGGTAAGATGCCTTTGCAGGATGGTGAAGAATTGTACCTTTTGGCTGTAAACAGAAACAAAATTTACTACGTACTAGATAGGGTGTGAATATATGGACGAAGATGAAATTATCGTGAATCCTTTTGAGGAGGATGATCTGGAAGATGAAACGAATATATACAGTACCTACCGTATGGATTTTGAAAATAAAAGAATCATTGGTAAGGTGGATGGTATTGAAGCAGCGGCACAGTCGATTTTTAAAGCCTTGCAGACAAGACGGTTTGTGCATCTAATTTATGATGATCAGTACGGGAACGATGTATTTAATAAGATTGGAAACTTGAGCTTAACACAAAGCTACCTTAGTACTGATATACCAGTAATGATTGAGGATACATTCCTCAACGACGATATGATATTAGGAATTAGTGATCTCGAATCAGACATTATTGATCGTGACGGAGTACTCGTTTCATTTGCTGTAGCAACAATATTTGGAGATGCCGATTTTGAGGGGGTGATAACTGATGGCTAATTTTACTGAAGCTAAGATTGCGGAATATAAAGAGGCGATTGAGAAGATGAGAGAGGCCGCCCCACTTAATATTTCACAGGCGGAAAGTAAAAAGAATATTGAGGATTTGTCCCTTGAAGATATCACAGAAGATTTATTAATTGAACAGTTCTTAGACATGGGTGCAGAATTAGGAGTTGACACAAGACAGGGAAGCATCTACTGGGACGCTAGTATGGGAAGCATTATCCGCACTTCTATGTTACTTGAACAACTATCTATGGTAAATGAAATCATATCGCTAAAGACCTGTACAGGTGATGTATTAGACGAAAAGATGATGGAAAGAGGATTAGCTCGTAATCCAGAAGAAGCAACACCGGCTACATATTATGTTGAATTCAACGGAGAAATTCCTGAACTTGATTCTGTTATGACATGCGAGGATTACTTTTTTACATTACAGGAAAGAGGCGATAAATATGTCATAGTGTCTGATGACCTTGGAACTGAATTGAATAATCTCGTGCCTGGTACAGAGGTAATACCAGAAATTGATGTTGATGGATTGATCAGCGCTACACTTGGGCAATTAGTTATACCGGCTATTGATATTGAAGACGATGATTCCGCAAGAGAAAGATTAATATCGAGAATATCTGGTCCGGATGAAAATGGAAATCAGTCACAGATAAAAACGTGGTGTGAATCTGTGGAAGGAGTTGGAAGTGCTAGAATTATTCCTCTATGGGATGGCCCGAATACAGTTATGGGAGTGATTGTTTCAAAAAGCGGAGGAGTCCCAACTGAAGGAGTTGTTGATGCTGTGCAGAAGTATGTAGATCCTGAAGCAAATGGAATGGGAGAAGGAGCTGCGAACATTGGACAGTTTTTCACTGCTATGGCTGTAGAGGCTGTTGTGATTAATATTTCTGTATCTGTTCTCAAGAAAAACGAGGCTACATATTCAGGAATCAAAGACGACTTTATAGAAAAATTAAAAAGTTATTTTGAGAATATGGCACTAGAGGATTACACTGACGGAATGGCCATAAGATATGTCCGAGTAGGAGCATTATTAGAAGGACTGGAAAATGTTATAGATTATGATGATCTAACGTTAAATGGAATGACTGAAAATGTAACATTTTCTATATTGCAAATTCCCGTACTCGGGGAGGTGACTGTCGATGGAAATATTTAATAATAGCGAGCATTCTAGCTATGAAGAAATTGTAAGCTATGGTCCGAAATGGTGGACAGAATATAGAGAAATGGATGCGGTTTACAGATATCAGGGATGGTTGCTCGATCTTATCATTTATTTCATGGAACAGGTTATAAAAAATCAATATCCATTGCAGGCTGACGAGAAAGCACTTGTTGACTATGAGAAATTACTAAAGATTGAACATGACATAGAAATGTCACTGGAAGAAAGGCGCAGGATTGTATCTGCGTATTATTCTGGCGCAGGTCATTTGAGTCAAAGTGTAATTTTGGCACTTGTAAAAGCATATACAGGACAGGATGGAGAGGTCTATTGGAGAGATGGGACACTTTGTATAGAATTCAGCAATAATGATTGTACTTTCGTATCAATTGGTAAATTACAAAAGGTAATAAAAAGAAGGATTCCGGCACATATACCATTTCAGACGCGTTGCACATGTGATGTTTCGCTTGGAATTCATTCACAAATCGAAATATGGAAAAAGAGATTTACTCAGGCTGGAACAAAACCGAAAATAAGCACAGGCCTTGTATTGGCTGAGGATAATATCATGGTTGAGGCAGAAGGAGTTGTGTATAAGCTGCAATATCCCAAAACATCAGAAATAATAAAAACTGGGATATATCACAAAACAAGTACGGGCCTTGCTGTATCAGAAGATGATATTGAACTTAGCACAGAGATAAATGCATATAAGATAAATTTTCCACAAGCCGATGAATCTGTTGAGACAGGTTTATTGCCTAAGTTAAGTACTGGTCTTGCGATATCGAATATATTGTTAGAAGCAGAAACAGAAACTGATGCGTATGGGATTAAAAGTGAAAATACTGGAATGAATCCGTCCATATCTATTGGATTAAAAGGAACTGGAGAATCTGTCGGTCCGGAAGTAGATGTAGATACAGAAAGTTGGACAGTATCATATCAGATTTGTGGAGATGATCTGTTTGATTATTAATAAAATCAATAAGTGAAGGGAGGAACTTGAATGGCATTACTCACAAATACCGCAATTGGTGGTTATCGAGATTATACAAGAAGAAAAATAGCTTATGCAAAGTATAAGATCGATTCAACTTACTACAAATCGTTGATTGAATCGGTTGAGGTCACATCTTCCGGGATGGTTGAGGTAGAATTCAAAATTGAATTAGCTTCGGGCTCAGGTACTGTAACAGAAGTACAGTTATATGATACTGACAATCAGCTTTGGTTTTCGAAAGCAGAGAATCTTAAAATGGACTCTGTTTCGGAAGCATTTTTATATATCGTAAAATTAAAAATTAGTGAAGTTGCAACATAAGGAAAGGGGTGATTATTTGCGAAATCTAATTAACTGGAAAGACCATGTGGCTGAATTTGTAAATCGTTTTAAAATGACACAAGATGGCCAGTATGTGACGTTGGAGAAGGAACAAGGAAGTGTGAGACAACAGGGTACTCCGCAAAATGCCACAAATTTTAACACAATGGATTTAGCTATTTTAGAAGCTATGTTAATGGCTTCTGAAAACAGCAGAAATCTGCTTCATGTTGGAAATATAGTTGACGGATTAGAAGGAGAAATTGTTGATGCTACACTCACAAACACATTGTCATACCCTCACAATAATTCAATCAAGACATTGCAGCTTCCAACTTCTCGAAATACGAAAGATTATACCGTAACAGTTGAGGTTGTAAGTGTGAATGGTGGAGCTGTTGGAGATTTTGAAATCAGCAACAAACTTTTGAATGGTTTTAAGATTAAATATACAGGATCAGCAACAAGCGTTTCTGTAAGATGCTATGTAAGAGGAGGCATTTAATTCAAATGGCAAATGTGATTATTCCAAATACTGATAGACGAGCTGATGCAGATTACATCATGAAAACATATGGAGTGGACAGGAATGACCCAGAGATGAGAGAAGCTGCCGAAATTGCAGCTGCAAGAACAAGTGAAGTGTTAAGGATAGCGGAGAATAGGAGGAAATATTTCTAAATGAAGGTTGTAAAAATGCCTGAAAATGGCAAAAATTTTATTGATTATGAAGTTAACGGGAAAACCATTGATTTTGACGATGGAGAGCTTACTTTTCGTGTAGATAAGAGAGAACGCGATGATGAAGTGATCATTGATATCTGTCGTGATTATATGGGAGGACTTATCATGGGAGCTGGAGACGGAGAAAAATACGTTGCACAGATTACCATTCCGGCAAGAGAGTATGAAAAAATTGAAAAAACAAATCCGGCATATGATCCGGATGAAGAAGGAGGAACTGAACAATCTACAATTGTAGAGTTGAATCCAGTTCCTTTTTCAATGGATAAATGCACATTAACATTATGGGATATGGAGGATTAAAAAATGCCAAACTTTGATGATTTTAAACTGTCTATTGAGGCGATGTCCGGTGGGAAAAATACAGTCATATTTGATGATATGGAAATGCCATCCGTTATGGTGCCGTTTCCAAAAATGAAAATGTCAGAACTGATCACTGGAGGAAGTGAAAATATCCATCCAGCTTTCAGTGTGGATGGTGTGGAAAAAGACATTATGTATGTTTCTAAATTCCAAAATATTGTATTGAACGAAAGAGGCTATTCACTCCCTATGCGTGATCCTAAAGTTTATACAAACTGGGATCAGGCTCTTACATATAGTCGAAACAAAGGAAAAGGATGGGGGCTGACTCCATATTCGCTTTGGTCAGCCATTGCTTTATGGTGTCGTAAAAATGGAACGATGCCACGAGGAAATACTGACTTTGGAAGAGATGTCAGCTATACGCATGAAAAAGGCGTACAGGCTACAGTAGGATCTGATGGAAGAACAAATAAAACATTGACTGGATCAGGACCTGCCACGTGGTATCACAATTGGATGCCAGATGGAATTGCTGATTTATGTGGAAATGTTTGGGAATGGTGTGCCGGTATGCGTCTTGTAGACGGAGAAATCCAGATTATTCCTTATGCAAACTGTATGATGGCGGATGTAAGCATGGGTGCATCATCAACATTATGGAAAGCAATTAAGGCTGATGGTTCACTTGTAGAACCTGGATCCTCTGAAACTCTCAAATGGGATTGGGTATCTGGCAAAATCCAGCTTACTAATGGATCCGTTACAAATCCTACTGCTGGAGGACAGGGGCACCAGTATAAGGATATGGCGCTTGCATCTGGATTGACAGTTCCAGAGATTGCAAAAGCACTACTATTATATCCAGATGAACCAGGAGGAGACTATGGTGGTGATTACCACTACATGAATCCAGAAGGCGAGCGTTTGCCGCTCTGTGGTGGCATTTGGAACTATGGCTCGTAC